TTTGGGGGTCGTGTGGCGTCATCTCGCTCTAGACTACCCCCCCACCACCAGTTGATACGACTAAACAATGGGATTTTGGTAGTTACTGTTGGAAAGTGACAGTTGAGTCCAAAGATAAGGAGAGTGGTAAACCTGACAAACGTTTATTGGGTACAGTCAAAATATGAATATCGCAGGTAGGACTAAAGGTGCTTGTGATAGACATAAGAAATCGGGAACAGTTTGTGGAGAACCCAACTGGCTATGAAAGGTGGTGAGTGTGATGAAGTCATTTTCATGAAGAAAACCCCTGATGGTCCACTCATCCGGGTCAGTACTCCATTTTTTTAAAAATTTTCACTAGGTTTATCAGCACCTATATACACTGGTGGTGCTTCAAGTATCTCGAGTTCAAGTTTACCTTCTTGGGTTTGAGATGGTTTTACATACGCTATCCGACAATCATTTGCACGAAGGACGGGATTTCCATTGGGTGTTGGAACGGCGATTGGTTTACAGAGAAGTGCGAACATCTATTCTACGAAGACATTTTAAGTTTGTCTACGAACATCCACCCACCCCTGTATGCTTATGTCACTCTCTTCACACCACGGGTAAATAACATCCTCATCACCGATGAAATTTAAAGCACGTACACCATTTTCAATACACCTATCACATATAGCCTTATTGTCATCAATGAGGAGACCTATGTTAAGGGCGCGACATATATCCGCCTTGTGTATTTCATTCGGTGTATAACTATTTGTGAGGATAACATCATCGAATACACCTGGGAAGTACATATCTATCCATCTTTCGGTTTCTCCTCGAGCCATATCTTGGCGTCCAGTGAGGACGTACATTTTGTTGTAACGTTCTTTAAGTTTAAACATTGCTTTTTGAGACCCTTGCATGGGTGTAAGATCCATGAAGGCTTTGGATTGATAAAATTCTCGAACCATTTTTTGTGATGCTGGTTCATCTATGTCAAATATGTCACGATACACATAGCTGTACCGTGGTTTTCGGATAGCTTTGTTGTGATACTTTGCCATGGGGAAGAGAAATTTTACTAAGACTTCATCGATATCAATTGCGACTCTGTTCATTTAATTATTACAAATATTATTCATAGTCCCTAATTACCACACCTATGGGAAAACGCGGTACTTTCAGTGCAGTGAGGTTTTGGAACCGTACAGTCAAGATCTTTCCAATATATTTCTCGTAGTTCTTGTAGTGCTCTTCTCTCCGAGTGATCGTTCCTTCGGGTCGCACGGTAAACTGTTGATCATTTTCAGTTTTACATACCCAAACAACTGCATCTGCATCCCGTCCATGACCCGTCTTGGCACCGACGATTTCATACTCCTCGGTCTGAAAAGTTTTATACTTGAGTAAATAGTTACTTCTCTGACCAACTTCGTAAAGACTGGAGCGATCACGAATCATAACACCTTCATGACCCTGTGAAGTAAAGATATCATGGTACTTCTTAACATCACTTTCCTTTTTAACAAGTACCGTTTCAATGCTCACACAATCCATTCTCTCCTCGAATGTAAGCTCTGGACGATTCAAATCAAAATAATCAAAAATAAAGAACTCGAGTGCATCAGGGTTAGTCTTGAACATACTCGTGATTTCCTCAAATGTCTTGTCATGGGCGTAACATTCCCCGTCGAGATATTCACCGTCTCGTAGACCTTCACATAAATGTTTGAAAGCATTAACAGGTTTACCGGTACGAGAGAAGCACCCTTTATTTGATACGATCAGTCTCACACCGTCAAGTTTGGGTTGCACGTAAAAGGGTAGGGATATATACTTTTTACGCTCTTCCCACTTGTTCGCGAGCATAGGTAAAACCTGGTTACATTTGATGTTCTCATTGTTCCACATCGTCTGGGCTCGCTTCACAGCCTTCTCGTAACCAGTCTTGACGTTGGTTCGTGATTCACTAAACTTGTCACTTCCCACAATACCAGAGACTTTCACGATGTCACTGGTTCCATTCTTCAAATCTTCAACCTTGATGTCGATGTAACGGTCACGGCCATGTTTGTCTTGACGGATAAGGCGTTCCATTATTTTCTCAACTCTAAGTAGATGACAGAAATACCAGTTGTTGTAAATTACGGTAGAATGGACCGACTTAGGCCTCCGGAAAGCACAACCTTGCCATTGAATGTAAACACGTTTTCTATTTTGTTTATAATTTTATGTATTTTAGCTTTGTACCGGCGTTCTGTTATGATCAGTCAAGGACGTCAACAATCTTATATTTAAGACACTTTTCAGGTGAAAGATAGATATCCTTCTTCATCAATTTTTTAGTATTTTCTCAGGGATTTTGGTCTTCTCAAGATACATTTGTTTTAATTTTTCATGAATTTATCAGTAGATTTCAGCTCATGTTTAAGTTCTTGGAAATTACCCCACATCTCAGTAGAAATCTGATGGATGAGAATATACGCATTTTTACCCATCCGTCTTTCAGCCCCACCAAGTAATACAAAAGTAGCGGCACTACAACAAGAACCTTGGGCGATGGTGATAACTTTCACACGAGAAGTCTCGAGAACGTTCATCATATTCATACCAGCAAAGATACAACCACCTTCACTCATGATGTGTACACGAATTTGTGGTTCGTATCCAACAAGTTCAGCTTTCTTTTTAAGAAGTTCAATCTCCAGCTTCTTAAATTTTTCGACGAACATGAGTGCATTTTCACGATCTACATCACCGTAGAATAGGAGTTCATTACCGATGATCTTAACACATTCCTCAACGGGTTCAACTTCTTCTTCCTTCGTAGACATTCTTCAATGCTTTCTTTACTCTTGTTACATCCTTCTGTTTTAAGCCATTTCCGACTGCGAGATGATTTATCACATCAAAATCTTGTGGGGTTATTTTATAGTCTACTAATTTTGACATATCACCTTTCTCGGCATACTTCTTTAATAGACACAGTTCTTCTACACCTAAACCCATTCTAGATTTTCTACGAATCTCATTATATTTCTGTTTTCTCATCTTGTAGTTCCCTTGTTTAGTCCAACAACTACCCGGTCTTATCTTATCCTTCTCGAGTGGTTCACCTAGACATGTCTTAGGTATTGTTAAAGCGTGAAGAACAAAATACGGCATGAGATTCCAATTTCCACTTTGATAAATATGATTGTCATAGGAATCTGCGGCACTGAAAGATTCTGATGCTCCGACCAAATCTGCACCCTTTGAGTCTATGTAATTTTCCTGAAAAATATCCCACATATGTCCATGTTCAGCAACACTGTCAAGTATTTCGATTGGTCCTTCACCCGATAAAAATTCGGATATAAACTCTTTAGGTGTTTTGAAATCATCAATCATATCATAACCTTCAAGGTATGCGAAGAAGTTTCGAATATTTCCATTACTCCTGTACGCAGCGGAGTACGCTTCATCGTCATTTTTATCCGTCAGTGATAAAAGTACATTCGGTTTATGTCTAGGAATAAATACAGTTTCAAAGTTAGGAAACATGCACATATTTGTAGATGTTACCACTAGACATCCACGAGTCAGTTTATCTCCATCTGATACCTGTTCCACAATCGGTTTAAAAATGGGCTCATAATCTTCTATAAACACATGTTTGGTCGTCGGTTTTATGAAAGGAAGAAATAGTGATTTACTCTTTAAATGTTCGCCTTGTAATTCTATATAATTAAGACCTTCTAGAGCAGCTTCGAGGACATAAGTTTTACCAGTACCAATCGGTCCACAAATAAATACATTCTTATTCTCCCGTATGTATTTACGCACAAGTTCTATCTGCTTACCATGAATCGTCTTTAATGTTTTTTTCTCAACTTTTTTTTGTGCAATTGTTTTAATGAAAGAGTCCATTGATGATCTTACTAATCAGGCTATAGATTTGGTGCTCGAAAATGACGCACTACATAAACGTATCGTAGAACCTTTAAGAAGGAAAATTCTACCATATGTTGCATGCGGTGTTGCTATAAACCTGACGATGTTTATTTTGCTATTGTATCTTGTTCGCCGTCTATCCCTATTTCCTCATCATATTCCCCCCCTTCAATAGATTCATCTTCATCTTCATCTTCATCGACACTATCCTTTTTGAATAACTTTCCCACCCGCTCGAGTGGTGTATTCTTCGTTATAGCGTGAATTGTTTCAATCGTTTTTGGTGGTTTGAGATTTGGAATTGAACGCACATTTAGAATTTCTGGCTTTGTGAAGACATTATCAAATGGATATTCTTTCTCAAAATCCAATAACACATTCGAAGGAACTGACGGTGATTGCTCTAGAAGTCTATCATACTCAGCCTTACATTCTTCCACAAATTTCAAACCATCCTTCTTACGTTCATCCCGCGGTAAAGCTAACATAAGTCGTATATTTCTCGACAAAAGACCGTGCGATAACGCAGCAGTTCTGTGATTTTCCATTAGCTCGTTAATTTTTAAAAATTGCATCACCGTTGCAATGAGACCCGCGATCAGGTTTAAACCACCTATAACAGAGGGTGCACCCCCCCGTATACTCTCAGGCAGTGTGGATTGTGCAAAATTCGCTGTACCAGTTATTGTTGAAAGTATGATAACGGGGAGTGTGAAACGCAAACTTAATTTTTTGTACAGTAGAAATGATTGATGATGCATAAATCTATAACATGCGGAAGCTTCACCCCATTGTCTCAGTATAGTTTCATGTTGTTCATTCCATACAATTTTTTCTTTTACCATTGTATAGTATAGATGAATATAATATTTTTCTTACACGCATTTTTTGTAGTAGCTATGTTGGTGGTTCCCTTCATGAATAACCGGGAAAATTTAGAGTTTTATTCTTTAATGATTCCATTTTTGTTTTTTCACTGGTCCGTAAATGATGATACGTGCGCATTGACACAATTGGAAATGGAAATTACAGGTCAGGAGAAAGAGAAAACTTTTATGGGACGATTAGTTGGTCCAATTTATAAAATGGAAGACAACGATATCAATAAATTCACAAAAACTACATTTTTCATGTTATGGGCAATTGTACAGTTCAGAATTGGTCACTTTGATTTCTTTATTAAAGAATTTAAAAAAACTATGAAGTAATTTAAAGATATTCACAGTTATAAAAATATATGGACGTTAAAATCAACCTAGAAATTAAACGATTGGAAGAACTTAAAAATCTTCGACACCGGGAATATATCTTCAATGTAGAGCAGGTAGAACAAACAAAACATCAAATTGAAAGAACAGAGTCTACGATCAAACGGGATATATTGAGAAAACAAAAAGTGTATTGTAAGGAGGAAATAAACACACTCGATAATGCGATTGAGACTTTTACACAGATAGTCGACGAGAAAATTGAGGGTCTTCACACAATTCTCGAAGTGTGGATAGAAAAGAATAAGATGGAGAAAGAGTCTATTGGGTACAATATTGAAAAAATACGAGACCTTATCAAAGGGGAGAACATGAACGATGTTTTCGAAATGTTCAACTCTGTAGCAAATTCTTTAGAAATCATAGATAAGAAACTTACTTCTTCTCACGAATCAGTTCCTGAACCCTAGAGAACATCTCCCGATCCGCCTTCTTACGGTTATCGACTCTAATGATAATGTACTTGAGTCGGTTGGGTATTTTAGGACTGTTACCCTTCGATTTCTTAGTGGGTTTAAGTTTACCCTTTGCTTCCTGTATTTCTTTCTTTGTAGGCATTTTTACTATATACTAAGAATTTAGTCTGAATTTATCAAAAAAATGAACACAATTTCTAAAGTTGTGGTACACAATCATGCATAAGGCATCTGCAATGTCGTGCTTTCTTTCATATGGAATGTCCCCATCGATATATTTTCAGCGATGGAGACAGATCTCTCTTTTCTTTGGTCATAGTCTAGGTGTCTCATACCAAAATGCATATGCACACTCACAGGAGAAATCAAAGAAACCTTCTCTTTGAACATGTAATGTAAAAGAATCTCAATATTGGTGAAACCACCAGGTGGTTGTGCTTCTATAAGTATTTTATCAGCTGAATCGAATATACTTTGGTGATCTTCTACAAATAAAGGAATTAAGTCTACAAAATTATTTGATCGTATGTACTTGTAGTCTGCAAGACTCACTTTCTTTATATATTCCACTTAAAGACTCCGCTAATACCAATCCCATATTGTGATACCCAATATCAATTGATAACACCTTCATGTCTCTAAGTGAAAGATTTTCCTTAAGTATAGTAATGAAGAACAAGACAAAAGATCAGGTGTTATGGCTGACTCTTATTTTACTCACAGCGTTCGTGACATATATGTGGTACAACCCTAGAATTATCAAAGTTCCTGTGAATACTATTGTGCGAGTTCCACCAAGACCAATAGAAACGCGTCGCGAGCCAGAATTCAGGGGACCACCAATTAAAAGGTATAAGCCTGGACATATGCAACAGATGGGTATCATAACAGGACCGAATGAAGAAACTTTACCATTATATGGAAAGGAAGCGCGAGGTAGACGTGATAGATACCATTATTACACGACTACGGGTGATCATAATTTGTACCCGGTTCCATTGAGTCATAATTCTAGAGATTGTATGGAAGACATCGGGTGCCAAGAGCTATACGGAAATGAAACTGTTTCAGTGACAGGTAAAACTGGTTCATTCGCGGTTAATATGTATAGGACTGACGATTTTTTTTAAAGCTTGCAGCGTCTGCGGCTATCTTCAATAACGCGGGCAGAAGACAAGATACAACCTAAAAATCCAACAGTCATTAAAGCCTTGGCGTAATCCGATTTATTAGGAACATATTTATACCCAATAATTAATGACATCATTGTAGCAAACACACTTACAGCAAGTATTTCAAGATCAGCTTTGGGCATAGGTCTCCCCTCCGTGGTTGAAAGGTTTGGAACCTTAAAAAATCCCATAATGAGTGATGTACTAAACATTGTTTAATACTATTACTCAATAATTTTTTTTGATGTGATGATATCATATTCTCTTCCCTGGAGACCCTTATTTTTTGACAGTCTAGATTTCATATCCAATAACTCCATAATTGTTTCCTTGTCAAGATATTGAAGAAAATTTCTCTTTTGCTCAATATCATCTAGTTGACTTTTCTCTTTATTGGATTGAACGTATGGCCATGTGTGTTTTCTCAATGACTGAAGTTCGAGTTCCATTCTGGTCATGTGAGGTAATATAACCTCTCGTATAAGTTTGTTTGTTTCATGAAGGTCGTCCTTCCATTCACTCATAATTTTATAAGGGTTTAAATTTCTAAGTATATTACAATGGATCCTACCAATATCAGGAGCAAAGCTATAAAGTTGGGTCTCAGGGTAACTAAAGATGTAAACGGTAGTCGCGTCAAATTATCAGATAAGGACATCAAAAAACGGGTTCACGCTGTAATGAAGAGCAGGGCGAGTAATACCAAAAAATTCATCCGTATTTGTAGGGATGTTCTTGTGACAGCTGGACCCATTGGAACTGTAACACAGTCTAGGTCGACTCTTCCACCTCCACCTCCACCTCCACCTCCACCTCCCAGGAAGCCTGTAATAAATGAGAAGCGGGCCAAACTTATGAATGAACTGAAAGCCACTCTCAAGAAGAGGGGGATAGCAAAATAAAATCTCAATTATTAATATACGAGATGAATAATCAGGCAAACGCCAACAAGGCTAATAATAATTTCAACGCTTCTGCGGTGCTGAACAACACCCTCAAAAATGCCGGTAACAAGGATGGCATGGGACCCGGGGGTAACAACAACAACGGCAACAACGGCAACAACAAACCCGCCAACAACAACGGCAACAACAAACCCGCCAATAACGGTAACGCGAACAAGACCAACAATGGTAACGTGAACAAGACCAACAACGGTAACGTGAACAAGGCCAATAACGGTAACGCGAACAAGGCCAACAACGGTAACGCGAACAAGGCCAATAACGGTAACGCGAACAAGGCCAACAACGGTAACAACAAACCCGCCAACAACGGTAACAACAAACCCGCCAACAATGGTAACAACAAACCCGCCAACAATGGCAACAACAAACCCGCCAACAATGGTAACAACAAACCCACCAACAATGGCAACAACGCTAACGGTATGTTGAACAATGCTAGGAAGCTTCGCAACTTGGCGAAGAAGATTGCGATGAATGCTATTAACAAGGCTCGCAAGGAGATGAACAACCAGTAAGCATTCGCCAAAAATGAATAGAATATACAATTAATTTACACATAGTCAAAATATGTAAATTAATTCCGATGTAAACAGTAAGATGTCTCTCACAGTTCTTAAAAGAGAATTCCTAAAAAAAATGGGATCAGGTCTACGTGAGTTATTAAAGGCTGATGAAATAGGTTCAGACCCAGATACTGATATGGAAGAATTCATAAAAATACACATGTTAGTAAATAATGATACAGGGAAATACGAGTTTTCCGAATCTAAATTTCTAATCGCTTTGGGTATACTCGATTTTGATTTACTTTCTCAAATTCTTTTATACTTTGATCAAAGTGGTATTACGATACAGAAGGTTTTAAGACAGTCTAAGTTCAATCCATTGACGATGTCAGGTCGGGAAATATACCTGGGTAGATTGATTGAACAAGGTGAAATAGAGACATTTTTAGATTTTATCTCCTTTTGAATTTAACGTCTTTTCACCACATCCCCTGCAAGTATAGACGCAGAAGAACATGATTGAGAGCACATCCAGAAAATAATAGGGATAAAAATGGGGGGAGGTGGTCTCGGGGGGAACCTCGACGCAGCTTTGTTGATCATGTATAGCATCAGCATCACACATACACAAGACGATAAAATTGTGGTAATATGAGTCATCAGGTACATATTTCCCATGGGTTTAGTCTTATTACTCAAATAATCTGATAAAAATGGTATAGGTATCTTGTTGATTATAGGTAACTTACAACAAAGAAGTATTGGAAACGGAAACATGTCTCTTTCTATACACTGACACTTTTTTTTAGCGTCTGATAATTTTAATATCAAACCGCTTTGACATGAATTTTTCAACTTCACCAAAGTATGGAAAACTCCATAGGTACCAGCGCGACCAAAAACCAGCACTATCAATACCACTTATTTTCCAATTCTCTTTGTCACTTCGGGTGACATTTAACATTTTTTTATGGATCTTCTTGGGATCTCGTTCCTCTATCGTCTGTCTGGGTACATCACCCCCGTGACGTAAAACATAGGAACGCATACGTGAAGGATTCTTGTGTTTGGTGTAGTCGGAATACCCACTTGCACCAAAGTCAACAGTCCTACCGTCGTCTAATGTCGCCCTGAACTTTTTCTTCGTGTCCGGACTTCTAGTGATTATGACGCGCATACTTATAATTTACAAAGATAATTTACTTACCGCAACCACCACCGCAGCAGTATTCCTCAGTCTTGGACGAGGGGAAGATGTCGCGTTCGGGTCCACGCTTGACACGATACATGTGATCGTACGCATGGAGAACGGCGACACCAGCCACCATGGTGAGAAGAACTGGGCGGTTCATCTTGCGAACAGAGAAACCATACAGACCAATGAGCGCAATGAGAACAAATTGCACGATGGTGACAGTGGGGAAATTGGGCATCTTGAAACGGTCCGCGAGGGTTTTAGTTTCGGGGTTAGCGATTACCATAGACTCTTGCTTGTATCCGGGCATTTTTATTATCTACTGAGAAAATAATGTGGTCTCTCCTGTTAGTTCCAATTTCTATGATTTGTTATGACTATTTGAAATCACCGATTGACCTTCTCTACTTCACTAAGATAGCGAGACCACTACTTGGTATACAAAATACATTTAGGGATATCATATATAGTACATCTAGACACGCCATTAAGGATTACCCAGGTCTTTTCCTAATTAAGATGCATCATAAGAATATTCGTGAAGAATTTGATCGTATCTCACCCACACTCGAAAAGAAGTATTATCATGATATAGATCCATGGTTTGAAATAAATAATAGCTATTACTTTTATAAAATTGAAAAATTCCCACTCTTGTACGATCTAGTCAAACAAATAAAGTGTATAGACACGAATGTTGCTGCATTCGCTGTTGTAGAAGGTACAATGGTAATACCACCCCATCGAGCCGAAACCAATGAACTCCTGAGATACCAACTGACTATACACGGCGATGGAGATTGTAGTCTGTACACAGATGAAGGTAGGCACATACACCGAGAGGGTGAAGATATCCTCTTTGACCAGGGGAGATACCATGAACTGATGAAAACTGGGGATGGTCGAAGGGTTGTACTTATCCTTGATGTTCACAGGTGATTCCGACACGTCGCGATGTACATATCACTGCCACCTATGAGTTCTAGGGTTTTGTCGTCTACAATTCGCTTAGTGAAAGGACCTAGAGTTCCGTCATTGCAGCGCATACAGAGTGCCGAAAGTTTGGTCACATCACATGCGAGTGGGATACAATCAATAAGTTCACCAAACTTTCCCTGAAAAGAATCGGCATCGAGACCAGCTAATATCACAGACTTGTTTACGTGTAGACAACACTCCACAAACTTCTTGAGTCTAGGGAAGAATTGTCCTTCATCAATAGCAATTATATCAGCTTTCTCAAATTCATATGTATTAATAATTTCAAATAAGTCAAACACTTTATAACAATCAAACTTTACATTATCATGTGTTTTGAGAATTTCCTCGGGGGACCTGGTATCTTTTGCAGAATTTATAATCATCACATCTTTTCCTATAACTTTTAACCGCTTAAGTCGTCGAATAAGTTCAGATGTTTTACCAGAAAACATATTTCCCATAATAATTGAAAGTCCCATCTCACCCTATTATTATAATATTGCATTTTTTATATGGGTGATATACACAGAGCAGTTTTGAATGGACATGTGGGTTATTACAATCCCACTACTGGTAGGGTTAAGTTTGGAAAATGTATCTATTCGAGTATTGGGTCAGCTATAAAATATCTCAATTAGTCTGTGTGATCAGTACCGTGTAAAAATTCTAACTAATATCAATTAATGAATGGTCCTCCAATTCGCGCACCCGCGGCGCCTAATTTTCTATTAGAAATATTATCATTTTTATTAAACTATATATTTGTCATGACATCAAAAAATACCCGTGAGATCACACTATTACGATATAAGCATATTGAAAGAAGCTGTAGATATAAAGAATAATTTTAAGATATTTCACGACGAAGTGGTAAATGTATACAAAGATTTCAAAACCATAAAAAATGATTACTACTTTGAGGATATAGTTCGCACAGAACCAGAGTGGACCAGATTCTACCTGAAATGGCTGAATGATGTAGAACCAGAGGCGAGAATATTATGTCCAAAGAGTTCAGCTCTAATTGACAGTATGCCAAATGTTAGAATAGCGATGTTTTCAGTTTTGAAACCGGGTGCTAAAATATTATTACATAAGGGACCACACCGCGGTTGTTTAAGATTACACCTAGGATTAATAACACCAAATAGTGATGATTGCTTTCTAAATATTGCCGGTCAATCATACAGTTGGAGAGATGGTGAAGTTATACTTTGGGACGACTCATATCCACACTATGTCGAAAATAATACAGATAAATATAGAGTCATTCTCTTTTGTGATATTGTGAGACCAATGAATTGTGTAGGAACTGCATTAAATAATCTATTGTTAAAGCTAGTATCTAAATACGCGATGAAAAATTAAAAATATCACTCAAAAAATAAGAATGCCTGTAAGTACACGTAGAGAACTCAATAAAAAAACAAAAAAAACAATTGATCAGTTAGTTAACCTATCTCACCTAGCCACTAACCGTAACCGAGAAGCTGCGATAAAAATCCAGCGATCTTGGAAGAGGACAAAGACCCCCGAGCATAAGTTGAAACTCGCACTATTGGTTAACAAGCTGACTAAAAATTATATACAGATGAACAAAGTCAATGAAATATCACGACAGTTGGAAAATATCAAATTATTCAACCGTAACAACAACGGAAACGCGATAATGACAAATATAAATCTCAGGAAAAAGTAAGATGCCTCTCAGCGATGCAGCCATCACCAAGAAGGTTGAGGAGTTGCGTAAAATACAGGGTAAGATCTACGCACCCCTCAAATATTTCAGGGGGCTTACAACTCTCAAGGGGGTTGAGACACGTTATAAAAAGATGCTCCGGAAAAATTATAATTTTTTCGAGACGGACAAGGGACAGAAGACAAAGACTTCCTCCTACACCCAAAAATTTAGGAAGATGTACGGACCAGAGGTTAGGTCCCTACCCGAAATTGCTAAGGCTACTAAGATTCCTCTGAGGACTGTGAAGACTGTGTTCAACAGGGGACTCGCTGCGTGGAGAACCGGGCATCGTCCGGGTGCTTCTCCACAAGCGTGGGGGTATGCTAGGGTCCACAGCTTCGCCACTAAGGGGAAGACGTACTACACGGCGGATAAGGATTTACGGTAAACCCTTTGTGTCAATATATCTATGACATTCCTTACATAGTGGAGCAATTGGAAACTTTTTATGAAGTTCTATATATCTACGCATAAACCACTTTGAAGATATATGACATTTATACCCATCGTCAATGATCGGAGCTTCCATAATTGCCTGTTTCAACAATTCAGGTCTATCATGTATCAAATGTGCCCGTGTAAGGGGTTTTGTTTGATGACAGCATATACAGGTTTCAAATCCATGCTTTAATATAAAAAATATCTTTGTGATTTTAGCTGCGTTCTCTGTCCAAATACTCATAAGTTCTTCTATGGGATCATCTTTACACACTTTAACATCTACAGTTATCAATTTCACTTTTCGTTTAATTAAATTGTCATTGATAAACGTTTCCCAATAAACACGATTTTTTTCAATAAAGGGTGTTCTATTATACTCCTCAACATTACGGCGTTTGAGGATTTCGAGACGTGTTTGAGTATTGTAAACTTTATTTACATTAAAAATGTGTAATTGTTTCAATGTATAGTGAAAATATATATTGAGCTTGTCATCACATTCAATTAATTCAATTTGAATCATCTTATAACATACTTTTGCTTAAAAACTATAAGCGACTTAGGTTTAGTTATGACTTCCCGAATTTCTTGGGACGACTATTTCATGCAGACTGCTGACCTCGCATCGGTTCGGTCTCCATGTGAGAGACTCAAAGTGGGGTGTGTTCTCGTGAAGAACAACAGGCTCATCAGTATGGGTTACAATGGGTTCCTCGCAGGGACCAACCACACGTCTATCGTGAGGGATGGACATGAACAGGCGACGATACATGCAGAGATTAACGCAATCACGGATGCAGCGAAAAGGGGTGCCTCCATTGATGATTGTGTGGCGTACGTGACACATTACCCATGTCTGAATTGCTATAAGGCTCTAGCGAGTAGTGGAATCAAAAATGTCTATTACAAAAATGACTACAAAAATGACCCAGTTGTGAGTGAATTGGGCTACGATGTGGGTGTTATTAAAACAAATAATTGAGACTTAAGATTTACGTTGATTATCCCGGAATGAGAGTACATTTTCTCAGATCCACGTCATCACGTGCGTTCGCACATACGCAAATCCAATACGAAGACGTGAACACCAAAAACGCAATCGGAATAATGGCTATACTGAGCATTAGTAATAATGCTCACTCTGTGATTTTACGCAATAAAATAAAATCCTAAAAGTAAGTAGTATGATACTCATAGACCAGATAGTTCGGTACCTGTCCAAAGATATTATGTTACCGACACGATGTTACGCGACTAAAAAGCAACTCGTGTCTGTAAGGGATTGTTGTAAGTGTAAGATATTTTGTAAGAAACCACCAAAGGGTTCCGTACCTGCGTATGTATTAAAAGATATTTCTAAGCCCTAACTCTCTTCATCCCCTCTCCACGGACGATTGTATCGACACATTTGATTTCCTGTTTCGTCCATTCGGGTGCACCGTATAAAGTTTTGAACCTGGTATACATTTTCCCCTTACCCGTAAAGTCATAGGCAACTAGTTTTGTATCGATATCCTCCATTTTAACACCATGGCGACCAAAATAAGGCCAGTTGTTAAAATTGAGACGAAACGTCTTGTATCCATGTCCATCTTGTTTCACACGAATACCACCTTCACAAACGGGTTCAGGTTCGAACTCATAGTGGGGCATGGCGGCATTCATCTTATCGACGATGTTGAGGATGTTCCTCATGGTGAAAGAGTCACCAATCTTGTACACGGGTTCGTTATCGAAAGTGAAAGACATTTTGAGTTGTGAGATGGAAATATGACGGGAAGTGACTCCACTTAGGTTTAATTATTACAATTCTAGGGTCTAGAGTCTATCCATACTCACATGAAACTCGAGTTTGTCCCCGTGACGTGCAGAGAGACACTCGATGTGGGTCTCCAAGTCGCATGCAAATTGTTGATATTCGTAGACTATACCATCAGGGGTCAATAGAGTGGGTTTCTGTACGCGAGGGAGATCCATTACTGTGATTGGAAGTGTCACATAGTTACAGTCTTCATAGTCAGGAAATACCTTGAAAGCGATGACGGGGTGTTTGGAGAGGACCATCTGACCAGTATCAAGTTCCTTGAGGGAGAGCACATAGTTTCCAGGTTCGGCTTTGATCATGGTGGTAGACATTGTTAGTTATAATTAGAATGGGAAGTGACTTCACTTAGGGTTGTTATATTCGGCAATTCTCTTCTCTGAGATATCGATATATTCCTGATTGATATCGTAACCCAAATACCGTCTATTACATGATACTGCGGCGACTGCAGTTGTACCACTACCCATAAAAGGATCTAAGACTATAGCATTTTCAGTTGTGAAAAGTTTGATAAGATGCTCGACGAGTTCAACTGGTTTGACTGAAAGATGTGTATTGAAACCACTCTTTTCCTTTTTAGTTGGTTTGGGTACCATGAAAATACTATTCAGAACTTCATCTTGAGTCGTCATAATATTTGATGGGAACTTACCACCAACTTTTGTTTCATCAGATGTATTCATTAGACCTGTACCATATTTTTCAAAATTATCTATGTAACGACCTTCTATAGGTTTAACCGCTAAACACATCGGTTCTATGGCGGGTTTAAGTTGCGGTGTTCGCCAGTCTTTACATAATTCTTTGAGTGCGTCCTTCTCTTCAGGTGTCTTCTTTTTGTCTTTCTCTATGATATGATTTTGTGTAAATGCCTTTACTTGAGATTGTGTATAAATCCAAGCTAACATATCACGAATTTCGAATCCAGATTCTTCAACTGCCATTGTCATTGAATGGTACAATCTAGGACTACTGAAAGATATGAAGGCTCCACCAGGTTTCAATACCCGAAACACTTCATCAGAAACTTTACGATAAAATTCAGAAAACTTTTTTGACTGTTTCCTATCAAACTTCATACCCTTTGGTAAATTTCCAACCATGCTAGATGACCCCTTCTTATCTATTTTATCCTTATTCCAGTCATCCCCCAAACCATCTAGAAAATACGGGGGATCTGTGCATACCATATCGATCGAGTTATCTGTGAGTTTTTTCATAGCATCTATACAATCTATTAATTCAAATATATTCGTTTTCATTACAAACTAAACAATTCTACGCTTTAACTTTGATACGCTCAAACTCTCGGTTGAATACATAATTATCTCGGAATCTTGCTTGTATGGGGGGTTGGTAATACAGGTTGGATGGGTGATTACCCTTCGTCGCATCGAGGTGTCCTATCTGCCAGTCCCTCACGGGTTGGTCTAGAATATGTTCAATACTCCATTTGATGTGACTGAGTTCCTGTGTGAGTCTATCATGCACATCAACAGAATACGTCTTTTTCAAAAGTTTTAAAAACATTTGAGCGTCTTTCATATTCGATTCTAATTTCTTGAAATGGAAATCTTTCACTGATCTAACTTGACCCGCTTTGGTGCCATTCTCGAGGACATTCATTTTGACATTATACCGTTTCTCCATATCATTGAACTGAAACGGATACTTCAAAGAGTATTTCCCACGCCCCTCATTCTTCTCAAGTTTAAGACCTGGTGTAGATCCACCCGGTTTATTAAACGCTTGAATAGCGTCACCCGAAGAGTGTCCATTTTCACGAAAAAATTCTTCTGCCATTACTCGATCAATCCATCGAATACCTCCCCTCATGTCAGGTTGTGACAACCATGCTAGAGCCATGCCTAGACCTGTTTGTAGACTAGGTAATTTCTTCCCATTTCGTTGGTAAAAATCAATCAATTCCTGGTCGTATTCAGTCATATTATGTATATCATCAGTCTAAACTATAACTTAGGTGTTTAAAGGATTAAAGTTATAAATTTGTAATGGACCCTTCACTAATTCCTAAAGATATATTACCTATTCTACAAGATAAAGAACTTTCTGTAGCACAGAAGATGGTGGCGTTTAACATGCTCATGCCTGATTTACCAGCTAGTCCAGAACACAATAAGGCGTATAACGAAAACCTAGAGGTTGGCGAAACGATTAAGCGTCTTGTGGACGAGGGAAAGATTAGTTTAAAGTTTGACAAGAAATTCAAACTCAATATTGAAGTTCTTAAACCTAAGTAAAGAAGATATAGTGTATATTTACACATCCAACAAACATGAACACTTCTACTATGCTCACCGAATTCAAGAACCTCATCAACGAACATGCGTACCTCAAGGATCTCTGCACGGATCAAGCTGTGAAGATCAAAGAACTCGAGAAGACGCAGAAGGAATCCGAAGATCTTCTTTGGCGACGGCGACTCTTTGAGGAATCAATTCAAAAGGTTGGGGCTGTTCTCAACGAGACCGAGAAACCTTCCCTCTTTGAGACGACTGCGCGAACCAAGACCTTCACCATAAACCAAGAGATTGCCGAGCACCTCAAGGAACTTGGTGAAATGACTTCCGACTTTTACAAGACGGGTGCATATGAGACAGCTGCTGAAATCATCGCCACCCTTAACTATGAAGTGCAGAACGGTGAGAGCCTCCTCAAGATTAATGGTATTGGGAAGGGTATTGCTTCCAAGGTTGACCAGTTCCTTGATGAGTACTTCGATGACGCTGAGTCAGTCGCTTCGAATGAGGGTCAAATCCTTGAAGAGTCCGAAGAGTCCGACGACACATTCTTTGTGTCTTACAACCCTAAACTGGTGGATGTCTTTGACAAACTTGCCTCCTATGAACAGGATTCCCATAAAAGGGATGCCTACCGCACTGCTGCTGACGCGATTCATGATCTAGATTTCAAGGTGACGAGTGGTGTTGAGCTCTCGAAGGGTCCCAAAAAAGTCAAGGGTATCGGTAAGAGTACCGCAAAGATTATCGACGAGTTCCTTGAGACTGGTGAGGTCATGAAACTCGAGAAGTTTGAGAAGGCTGGCTCAACGAATGAGGAAATCGCGTGGGCACTCGAGGCTCTCGCCTCCCTCGAAGGTGAAGACCATGGATCCCAAGATCCCTTCAAGATTCGTGCGTACAGGAAGGCTGCGGAAATCATTCGCGAACTCGACTTCGAGGTGACGAGTGGTGAGGAGGCTAAGAAGCTTCCAGGTATTGGGAAAGGAATCGCTAAGAAGATTGACGAGTTCCTCCAGACTGGGGAGATTGCACGCCTTGAGGAACTTTCTAGCGCTTAAATAGAATTTTAATAAATACCAATAATTTTTACTTGAACACCGCTTTTGTTTTACCATCATAAACATTTACAATCCCTGATGCTATCATTTTCTGATTAACGGATAGTTTATCCCCCTTATGACGATATACAGTTACGAGAGGGCGACCATATTTATCATTTTTGTAACATTGTATCCACACCCAACCATTTACTTTATTTCTGCACATGAATGGGTTCCATAGTCTAGGGGTCGTTCGATCATCAAAACCACATTCTTGTTTAAACATATCTCGTGCGCGTTTGGCTAAGTGGATGTGTTCATATCGTCCTTCCATGGCGAGACTGGGTTTCATCTCAGCCGAATCGTATCCGAGTGTGCGAAACCTAAATTTAAGGGGACGACCATGCTTCATGATAACTGCATTAAATGTGTCACCGTCATACACACTCGTTATTTTAGCATACCCTTTATAATTATCTAGACTGAAAATTGGAATTGAATCGTCGACACCTGACAAAGCTCTCTTACTGCAACACCAGCTCATATATAAAGAAGTCGAAACTCTCCTTTAAACACTTAAGTCGAACAGGAATACTAGAGTTTTT